ACCGAGCGGGGGCGGGGGCGGGTCTACGGCCATGCTCATGGAGCCATTACCTACCCGCATTGAGTCGGCGATACCGATCGTGGTAAGTGCCAGCGGTACTGGCACAAACTCGTGTTATTACCTATATCTGGGCAAAGTGGCCAACGCGTTCGTGCCCGCCTTCTTGAACGTGTTCGTCGGGTCGGCTGCAGGCTCCGCGGTGGCGGTGGAATTGGGTCTGTTCACGAGCGCCGCCGCGCCGAATAAGGCAGCAAGTACGCTGACTTGTATAGAGGCATCCCTAACCCTGAATTCACCCGTCACATCGATCGGTAGTAAGCGCAACGCTACGGCCTTCGCGGGCTCCGTAGCGGCGGGTACGCACCTTTGGTACGGGATACGCACGCCTTCCGGTGTAACCTTTGCGCCATGGCATCTAGGTGAGAACGTATTTGGTCACGTCATGCTAGGAACGCAGGCGGGGTCGTTCGTTGTAGGCAACACCTACAGTCTGGCCATGGCGTCGAATTCTAGCCCCGGCAACGTCACAGCCCCCTACTGCTATGTCAGCACGTCCTAGCGTGTGCTACACTGGCAGCATGAGGACGACCCCCCTGCTGATCCTGCTAGTGCTAGTTGCGTGTGACGCCGCCCCCGCGCCAGCCCCCGCGCCTCCGCACCAAGACGCCGGCGCGGCCGGTTCGCCTGCAGCGCCCGATAGCGACGCGGGGCCGGCGCAAGACCCCGACGCCGGGGACTTCCGCCAGACTAAGGCGTACAAAGACGCCTATCGGTACTGGACCACACATCAGCGTAGGTGGATGTGATGCCCGCGTACCTGCTCGCACTCCTGATCTCGCTCGTGTCGTGCTGTGCCGCCGAGCTCCCTCCCGCTGCGCGCACCGCGGCTGACGCCACGCTGCCGGTGGCGGGCGCGTCGCTCAACGCCATGGTGCAGTCGTTCTACGCCATGTGTGGTGTGGGCCCTGGTCACCGCTCTGAGTGGTGCAACGCACGTAAGTCGCAGCTCAACGCCGCCATCCGGCAGTACAACGAGCTCAACGAAGGAGCGGGATATCCATGAAAATCAAGCCGATTCTGTATTGGCTCTTGAAGTTGGTCATCCGGCCTAAGAAGGGGCCGAAAGTCCCCGAGGTGCAGTGATGGACGAAATCAACCAGATCATCTCACCTGACACACAGTCTACTGTGCTGCAGGTGCTGGCCGTACTGACTATGCTCATGCCGGTCATTGAACGCGCCGCGGCCAAGAGTGCGAACAAGTGGGACGACCGGGTGGTGGCCGTCGTGGCACGCGTGCTCGCGTTCATTCCGCGTGTGCGCACGGGTGGGGCTAAGCCCGCGACGATCGCTCCGCCGCCCCCCGCTCCGACGAAGCGTGGCCCGGCCGTACCGCCCGTGGTATGATACGGGGTAACCCGTGGATTTCGAAGCCTTTTTGCAGCACGTACGAGACGGGGCTACGGTAGATGATGCCGCGGCCCTGTGTGACGTGCTGCCCGATGAGCTAGACGCTGAGATGGCCCACGCGCCCGATGCGCGCCGCAGGCTAGCCCGCGCTGAAGCCGAGTTCCGTGCTCGCATGACTCGGGTGCTCAGGGATGCGGCCGAGGTAAACCGCGCGGTGACTGCGGCCCGTCACTTCCTCACACGCGCCCCGCGCGACACCCAGCTGCGGCTAGACTTCGCCGGCCCGGCCACCGTAAAGCTCACAATGCCCGACAACGGGCGCGAGAATCCGTGATTAGCCCCCATGAAAACTGGAACACAGGCTCATGATTTTGTCTGGCGCGCGCGTTATGACTGCTACGTCTGCTCGCGCTGTGGAGGTGTCCGCAACCTCGACAGGACGACGCCGTGCCGCGGTGTGCTGCCGAGGATCGAGCCGCGCGGGGCGGCCGCGGATGAGTACGGCGAGAATACGTGATTAGCCCACAGCCAGGCCCACAGACTGCGTTCGCCGCCAGCTCAGCGGATGTGTGCATATTTGCCTCACAGCCCGGTAGCGGCAAAAGCACGGCTCTGTGCCTAGAAGCCCTACGGTGGACACACAAACCTAATTACACCGGCGTACTGATGAGGTCGTCGTACAAGGACCTAGTCCGAGGCCCCACGTCGCTGTTCGGACAGCTTTCGTACCTAGGTCGCCAGCTCGGTGGACGCCCTAGGCAGAGTCCACATCCAGGTGTAGAGTTCTCGTCGCCAAGTTCAGTGCTATGCCTACATGGCAACACAGACAAGGCCGGGTTTGACGGGCTAGAAATAGCCATGCTTGGCCTGGATGAAGCAGCGCATTTCGACCTACCCCTAGTGCAGTACATCGTAGGGTCACGCATGCGCACAACGTGCGGCATACGCCCCTACGTGCGTGGGACCGTAATGCCTACGGCCGATACATGGGTGCACGATCTGGTACGGCCGTGGCTGGACGGCCCCTACGCACGGCTTGCGGACTCAGGGAAGGTGCGCTATTTCTTCTGGGATAACAGGAACTTACCGCAGATCTTCGATACGCTCGAGGACGCCCAAGACGCAGCCAGGGTGGTGGACCCGGCCATCAAACCGCGGTCGCTGGCGTTCGTGTTCGCGCGCACATCCGACAATGCGGTGCTCATGCATGCGGACCCGGGGTACGTGGAGCGCCTAGCTATGCTGCCGCCACACGAGCGAGAGCGGCTCCTACACGGCTCTTGGGAGGCGCGGCCTGAAACCGCGGGTCTGTTCGATCGGTCGGCATGGCGCGTGCTAGACCAAGCGCCCGGCCCAAAGCAGATACGAGAGAGTGTGCGCGGGTGGGACCTGGCCGCCACCAAGCCCTCCGACACCTCACCCGATCCCGACTGGACACGCGGTGTGCGGCTCGACGTGCTGCTGGACGGCACGGTGTGCGTGTCGGATGTGGTATCGCTCAGGGACCGGCCCGGGCCTGTAGACGACCTCATACGAGCTACCGCCAGGCAGGACGGGCCGCGCTGCCACCAGGCGTTCTCGCGCGATCCAGGGTCAGCCGGTGTGCGCGATGAGCAGCATATAAGGGATATGCTGAGCAAAGTCACCGGTATAGGCCGCGTGCTAGTACAGCCCGCGGCCAACAAAGAGGCGCTGGGGCGCGTGTGGTCGACTGTGCTAAGCGATGGTCGCATGGTGTACGCACGCGCCGCGTGGAACGGTCCGTACCTAGCTGAGCTGGACGCGTTCCCGGGCCGCGCGCATGACGACCAGGTAGACGCCACGTCCTACGCGTTTCGCGAGCTCACCGGCTTGGGTAAGCCGGCGAGCTCCACACAACTACTTCTAGCCCGGGTTACCGGGCCCTAACCTTCTCTGACACAAGGGAGAGGTCACGGCGCCTGAGCTCGGCCTCCACGGCCGCCTGCGTGCCCAATCGAGCGCCTCTTTGTCGTGTCATCGTCTAAGGTTCGATCTGATAGATCGACGCCGACAAAACTCCTGATAGCAACCACACATGCGGCGTGCTGTAGTCCACGGCCCACCCCGGTGGGAGCGCGGCCTCGAGGTCCTCGGCCGGCACGTCGGACTGATACAGCACACGTGGACCCACCGCTGACTCCAGTTCCACTGTCACGTTATTGGTCATATTCAATCCCCTTTCCGGCCGCATCACTGCGGCATCAACACTATCCACCCTAGTACTCCTATGATTCGACGCAACCGCTATTTCAAAGAATCTAGCAGGAGCCGCTTGGCCAGCGCCGGCACAGACGTTTCCGCCGCGGTAGCAGCCGTTTGCGCGCGCTCCATATCGGCGGATGTGAGCCGGAATTGCACGTGCACGTCGCAATGATCCGTAACAGTAGCCGGCCGACCGGCTCCAGGCCGCGCACCGCCACGTCCGGACTTGGGGCGGCGCATCAGCAGTGCTTCCGCAATGATCGGCGCGGTGGAATCTGCCGGCACATCCAGCAAAATCACAGTCCGGCAGTCATCATCAGCCCATCGCGGCCGCATGTCGTAACCCGCCGCCTCCGGATGCTTTGCGGCGTAGCCCTCCTCCGCTGCCGCCAAACAATCATCGAAATCCTCGTACTGTCGTGCCGGAAAAGAGAGCGTCACGTGTGCCATTGACATATCGTCCCCCTGTGCGTTGTTCATACCCTATAGTACGGCCGAACCGACCGAACCTTGAGGTCCGGCCGTCGATTATTTTTCAGACCACCTGCTCCAGGTCGGACAGGTGGGTCCACGTGATCTGCCCGTCGTCCCACTCCACCACGGCGAACGGCCCTACAATGTCCCGCAGGTGACCGGGCTCGTACGCGGTGCTAGAGCGACCGAATAGGGTGGCGCGCGAGGCCGTGGCTCGGTATTCGACCCGCAGACCGATCAGGTCGGCGGGGTCGGAGATATCGGCTAGTGTGTGTAGGTCGATCATGTTAGCCCAAGGTCCTCTGCAGTTAGCGTGTAGGTAGGCGAGTTACCTACCACTACACCGTCTTCGTTCCAGATCAGCGTATATATGACCTGATCTACGCTGTAACCGTCGTCTGGCCACAGGGCCGCGCACGCGTGCATCAGACGGCTTTTTACCAGCTGGCGCACGTGAGCGTCAGAAGATGCCAACAAGACCGCATCGGTCGGGTGGGGCCGCGCGGCGGCGCCAGACGTATGTGGGTTGCTGTCGAAGATGTTGTAGGTGTACGTTTTCATGTTCATTCTCCTGTAGATCTAGTGGTTCACTTCGCCGTCCGCGCCGCCACTCGCGCCATGAGGGCTTCGTGTTCCGCGCGGAGTTGTGCAGACTTCGCCACGAGAGCGTCGAGCTCCGCGATGATCTCGTGGCATTTGGCGGCGGCCGAGCAGGTGTGTGTCGCGTTGTTCATGCCCTATAGTACGGCCTACCCGGCCAGACCTTTAGGCCTGGCCGTAGATTATTTTTCAGACCACCTGCGAACCTCTTTTTAGCGGGCATGTGCGCGTGTCACCTATTCCAGGCTGCAGACGGGTTGCGCCAGCCCGGCATAGCCGCGCTTGGATAACTCGCCATGATCTGCCGCGCGTGGTCTGCGCTGTCGCATTCGATCGTAGACCACCCCGCGTCGGCTAGCCGACCACATTGGATCGAGATCTTGCCGTTGCCCGCGTGCCCGACCCGAACCGGTAGAGTAACTTTGCATGTCGCGTTGTTCATGCCCAATAGTACGGACGCTACGGCCGAACCTTGAGGGACCGCCGCCGACTATTTTCTGAGCCGACTGCCGCGCAACCACCACGCCACAGCGGACCATATACCGCCACCCGACCTTGCCGCGGCTGGAGCCCCCGCGCTAGCTACTGCGGACCGCCGCTCGATCGCCGCCTCTATGTCCTCGATCACCGGCGATGCGGTACATCGGCACCCGTAGTCTTCGCCGGGGTGCGCGCGGCGTCCCGTGTCAGGATTAGACACTGGCGGGTCATCCCAACGGTGTACGGTCTTGTCTAACTCTCTATGGCGGCGTCTCACACGCTGATCGCGGGAGCTGATCCACGTGTAGCGCTCGATCCCTAGCGAGACGTGCTTGGCTCGCGTGGCCTCAGCCAGTGCCCGGTGTGCAGCATTGACCGCGGTCATGCGCGCGGCGCGCACCGCGGATGCGGTATCGTCTACTGCGTCCGTACGTGTCTGCGCGGCCTCGCGCATAGGCCGCAGTGCCTGCAGGAATGCGGCGAGCGCGTGGTCTACGTGCGTCTGCACGAATTGACCGCCGTCCGCGTCTAGCTCAGGGTGCTGCGAGGCTAGCTCACGACGCAGCTGCGGCCCTAGCCGACGCCACGCCAACTCTATCTCGCGCGTGGTGTGGGTCACGCCGCGGACGTACCGGGCGACCGCCAGACGCAGCTGGTAGGTAGAGATCACGCGCCAGACTCGGGTAGCTCGACGGCGTCTGGCGCGTCTGCGGACACGTCGTCCTCCGTGAGCGTAATCTCGGACGCGTAGCCAGCTGGCCGCACGAACCGCGCACGCGCCACCATCTCAGGACTCAGGATCTGGGCGGTGACCAGGGCCACGTCACTAGCCACCAAGGCCGCGCGACGCTGAGCCTCTTGCAACGGATCAAGCACGCCGGGTTGCGGCCACGATACTGAGCACGCTAGGTCCGACCGACCCATTTCGGCCAGCAGAATCTCGCCTAATCGAACTAGCGCGGGCTGTAGGTGCGCGGTGCGATACTTGCGCAGAATCCTGTCCCAGTTGTTTTGGTCGGACTCTCCCGTGTTTCCCAGCCCGCCCGGGGCCACACCGAACAGCTTGGTGACGGGTATGCCACCGGCGGCCGCTGCTAGTCTGTGTGCAAATCTGTCCAGCAACTCCGGCAGTGAGGTCAAAGGTGCGACCTCGTAGGTGAAGTCCTCACCGTCTGCGTCCAGAATCAGTGCAGTGGTGCTACCGCGGGTAGCGTCGATCAGCCCCACGCGCTGCGAGATAGCCTCGCGGGCCTCCGCACCAGGCGCGGCCAAGGCTTCCGCCAGGTCCTTTAACTTGTACTTACCTTGTGCGCTTCGACTCACAAGTAGGGAGGCGGCCGACCAGGTGATCCCGAAGTCTCTGAGCACGTCGTAACAGCGCTTCAGCACACTGTGGTGAAACCAGTTGTTGGTGGCTAGGTCCTGGTCACATGTACGCGCGCCGAACAGGGGGATCAGGCGGGTCTCGTGTACGATCGTGCTCAGCCCGCGGTATGCAGAGATAATGTAGGTCTCGGGCTTACCGTGCTTCTGATCGGCTGGATCCATGTAGTACGATATGGGATTGATGCGCTGGCGTTCTACCTTGCGCAGAAAGCGCACCTTGCGCACACGTGCCAGATCCAGAGGCTCGGCCTCGCTAGCCGCCCCGTCATCTACCACTACGTAGATCCAGGCATCGCCGTAGCAGCGGGACATCACCGCGGTATCCTCCAGGATTTCGAGCGCTTGCAGCTCTATTACCCGGTCCGCTAGCGCGGCATCCACGTCGTCGTCCTCGGTGTCGAGCGCGCAGCCGCTGGCGAGCGCCTCTGTAGGTGGGAGCTCACATATGGCCGCGGCTAAGTCATTGTTACTGAACAGGATTCGGCACTCTTCCGGTGCCAAAGCCCCCCGGTCCCTAAACTCGTACGACTCCCGCTGGTCTAGCGCTGTGCCAATCTTGGTCACAGCGGACACTAGGGAGTCGGTACGTGATGTGCTGGACGCGTCGGACATGTATCTAGGCTAGCACACGTGCGACGAACGAAGACGCAGGGAACGCGGGACCTGGGTCGATTTTGCGCCCGGGACTGATGTCATCGTGCCCGACCACACCCAGAGGCCCGTAGGCATCGATCAGGGCTCTGCACACGTCCACAGCCGAAGACAGCTGCGCCTCGGGATACGGCTCCCACTCCATGACCGGGCCACCGTGCTTATGCGGGGCTACAACGGCCCCCGGCGTGGTATGGCCCTTCACGTGTGCACACATAGGACCACGATTCACGAGCTCGATCCCTATGCCGAATGTGTTGACCCCACCGCGGCCCTGCCATACCGAGGCCCCGGCGTGGTATGCAATGCGGTCAAAGCCCACACACTGGACTGCGGTGCCGTCCTTGTCGATGACCACATGGGCCGAGACCTTGGGGTCGGCCGCGCCTGTGAGCGTGGCCACGGCCCCGCTCAGGGTGCCACCCGCGGTGTAGTGGATCACGATCACGCGGGTGTGCGCCATCGTGCCGCCTACGTCGTGCGCGGGGACGCGTTTTACACCTTCGAGCCAATAGTCCGTGACTTTCATCGTACCCACCCTTCCCGATTCGGCGCCACCACGCGCACAGCATACCCCCTGCGCATGAGGTAGTCTACCAGGTAAACGACTGCCTCATCTGAGTACACCACCTGATTGATCAGGGGCGCGTCGGCGGCAGGCTTGGTTGCTAGGATGCGGGCGGTCTGGGTGTTGTTAGCGTCCATGCATCTAGACTTACCGCGTGGCCCTGCGCGAGCAAATCGAAATCGACACGGGCTAGGCGATTTCTGTGCGCCTAGCACCCCAATGTACGCGCTCGCCCAGTGGGTACGCCAGCGGCTCTAGGATGTCTGACCGATCGCCCCAATACATCAGACACAGGGGGGCCGGAAACGCCTGGCCGTATCCACGAAACTTGAGCGAATTCAGCGCTATGACGCAGTCCGCGTGCAGCCACGCGGTGCGAAACCAGGGCCGGTGCGTGCGCACAGGGGCGAGTACCAGGATCTCCGACACCCCGCTCTGAGCCTCAGCCAGGGCCTTCGCTAGCCACTCTTTGAGGTGTTTGTACGGTGGGTTGACGTACGTGCGCGGTACCCACGGCACTGCCAAGCCATCTTGCATCACTGGATCTGTCATGTGCGGCCCATAGGGCCGAGTGGGCTCTAGGATCGACTCAGGACCCGCGCACGGATCCAGCGCTAGCCCCTCCGGCCACAGCGCACGAATCACGTCCCGGATCACCTCAGGTGTGTAGATGACCTGCTCCCGCTCGCGACCACCCTCGTATAGACTCGCCAGTGCCTTTGGTGCTGTACTCATACCCACTCCCCGTATATCAGACGTTGTATTACATGGAACGTGTGAGAGACGCTGGCCGCGTCCTCTATCGCTCTGTCTAGTTGTTGCGCATCTGACGACAGACGCAACAGGAATTCGACGTGCACCGGCTGCGTCTGCCCGTCGCGGTGCGTGCGAGAGATAAGCTGCTCCAGCTGTATGGGCGGGGGCACCCCGATCACCAGATTCCTGTGTGCCCATTGGAGATTATGCCCAGTCGAGCACGAGCTCACGCTCGCGATACACGCACCGCGGTGATGTTCGATGTGCGTGCCGGCCTCGTCGCACGCACCCCCGCGGAAGTATGGCAGGCCCGTGCGCTGCGCCAGACGGTCCCCGAACTCTGACACAGATACCCACGCTATCCCGCCCTCGCGCGCCAGCCACGCCGCGGCGTAGTCCAGCGTGCTATCGTCGCACCATACCGGCTGCATGACTGGGGTGTATGTATCCTCTACAGCCCGCCACGCGGTCACGGACCCATCGTCGGCCAGCTCGCCCACCGTAACCGCGGTGCGCACCTGCGAGGGTAGGTCGTACCCCTTGCCGGCCTTTATCGCGGCGCGCACAAAGGCGGACTCGGCCTTACGAGCGGCCAGCCACGGCACGGGCGGGATCTCTGCCCATCTGTAGTACAACCCGTGTGAGAGTTCTCTCAGGTGTCGCCACATGTCGATGGCTGCGTCTATGGGGAATCCACACGGCGTCTCCCAGTTAGAGATGATGTGATTCTCCGCCTCCTTCATCGCCGATGTAGCCGGCACGTGCACACGGGCGAACGTGAGAGGGATGTCGGGGATGTCTGAACCTGACGACACCACCCCCGGAGCGGACACCATGCGACGGCCGAACACGCGGCGGGCGTCTTCGTCAGGCCCCACGTCGGGCATGAGAGTGAGCAGCGCACCGGGCTCTAGTGGTGCGGAATGGTTCGGGTTTAGGCCTCTGCTCCACAGCTGGCCCTCGATCCAGTCGATAGGCACGGGAGCTGCCTGCCCTAGCGCGCGCACGCATAGGTGACGGTACTCAGTCAGATCCCGATTGGCGAACGATCCAGACATGGCCACGAATGGCACACCCGGGTCCACACGCTTCACGCGCGTCCATCGGGCACCCTCGCCGTCCTTCAGATTCTGCGCCTCATCGGCTATGATCAAGTCCGGATTGATCTGCAGTAGGATGTCCTGCTTAGTACGGCTGGACAGGTCCGAGTACGTCACTACGCACACGGGCGTTAGGTGCCAGTGTCGCTCTAGCTCCCGCATAGCAGCATAGGTCGGCACCTTGCGCGAGCTTGGTATCAGTAGCACCGCCCGCTTGGCGGCCATGGCCGTGGGTAGGAGCAGAGAAGTGAGCAGCTTCCCGCACCCAGTACGGGCGGGAAAGAAGCCCCCGCGCATGTAGCGCGCGGTCTGTAGCATGGCGCTCTGTATAGGCCGTAGCACCATAGTGCCACCCGGCCTCCTAAACTCTGAGGTTAGGTCTGCGCACTCGGTCACCCAGTCTACGTGCGGTAGCGCGCGAACGCGGGCTAGATCCGCGCTGTTGCGGACCGAGGTCCAGTCACTCACTGCTTACCACCT